GGTGCGGTCACTGGGAAGCAGCCCCCGTTCCGCCACCACCACCTGCACCGGCACCAAAGCCTGTTGCCCCTGCCAAACAGACAAAGAAAAAAGCATGACCCTCGAATTTGAAACAGCCGAAGACTTGTATCAGCACTATCAAGCAGTCGCGCATCGCATTGGCTCACGTCGTTACGTGTATCCGGTTGATCCGGTTGTGACGACGATTGCACCCCGCCCAAGACCTGCGGCGGCACCGACCCCCGAACCCGTGCGCATCGACCCCACGCCGGAAGAATATTGGGCGAAGCTCGTTTCCGACGACTTGCCCAAGTCGAGGAAAGCCGCCGAACGGATGCTTTCACTCGTGGCGCAGAAGTACGGTATTTCCTACGAGGACATCGTGGGTCCATCACGCAAATCGAATATCGTGAATGCCAGACAAGAAGCATATTGGTGGTTGAACCGTAGGTTCGGCTTTTCCACGATCACGACGGCGCAACTGATCGGCGGACGCGACCATACCTGCGTCGTGCAGGGCGTGCCGAAACACGAGGCGAGGATGCAAGCGAAATGACGGCGGATGTCTTACCCTTCGCCCCATTGCCGGAAGTGCGTCGCATCAAAGAGTTGGAACGCTTGCTCGCCGAATCAGAGGCGCGATTGGGTGAGGCGCACGAAGCTTTGGTGCGGGCGAAAGATGTCATCACGTCGTTACAAGACGAGAAGAAGTACCGAGAGTTCTATCAGTGGCTTGCGACCGAGCGGCTGAAAGATATTGAAGATTTAGAAAGGGCGCTTAATGAAAAAAGAACGGGCTGATGACACGGAACTTTTGGAAAAATTGGCAGAGCATTATCAGTTTGCGGGATTTGTAGTCCTTGGGTTGATCCCCGGTCCAGACGACGAAGACTCGTTGATGGTCATCACATCACCGCATGTGTCCCCGTTCAATGCGATGTATCTCTTGCTCGAAGGGATGCAGTACATGCTCCCCATACTTTCGGACGATGAACCATCGTTTCACTGACTAAGCAGCGTGATCAGTTTGCCTGCTTTTTCTGACGGCAAGTCCTGACAAAATGTCACACGCACCGTGCCGTTGTGGAGCATGTGCACGTTCAACGTGTTCACAGGCAAGTTGGGTGATGCGGCATCTACTGTGGGAATAACCACCTTGCCCTTAAACCCCATACCCTTTGCGAGTTCGTCTATGCTTACGCCTAACATCCCTGCCAGCGTCGCTGCCCGCGAAAGCGGCAAGTCAGGTTGTTCCTCACCACTCAAGAACCGACTTGTGCTTGATTCGCTAATACCCCAAGCCCTCGCCAAATCTTTGGCCTTGAAGTTGCGCTTCGTTAGCGCGTCTCTGATCCATCCGAAGCGTGGTTCCGTTGTCATTTTGTTACCGTTTGTGTGCAAGTGCGAAAGTTGTGCAAGTGCTCAATTGCCGAGCTTAGTTCAATCAGGTTTCCTAAGACATGACGATTCGGCGAAACGCTTAGGGGCAGATGATGAAAAATCAGTTAGTGACCATTGCGGTCGCCGCACAACTGATGGGTATTTCCAAAAGGTCGTTGTACAACTATTGCGCGACGGGAGCGTTCCCTTCCGTGCGCATCGGGAGGCGCGTGCTTGTGCGTCGCGCCGACTTGGAGGCGTTATTTGATGACGCCGTGGGAACACCAGATATCCATCCTGCCGAAGCTGCTGGCTAATAACTTCCTGCTCTTTTGGGACGCAGGTGTCGGTAAAACGCTACCGTTGTTACAGGCTGCTAGTCAACGCGGCGGACGTGCACTTTACCTTGGTCCGCCTGCTATTAGGACGCAAGTTGCGCGTGAGGCACACGCCTTTGGGTGTTACGCGCAACGTGACATTCAGGTCGTGCAGTATGGCAAAGACAAAATTGCACCGCAGGCCAAGTTGGTTATTTGTTCTTACGATCACCTGATCGACCCAAAGATTTGGAAGCAACTGTTCAAGCTGGATTGGAACACGCTTGTGCTGGACGAAGGCCACCTGCTCAAGAACACCGCCGCCAAGCGCACACGTGCCGTCTATGGCGCACGACGCGATTCGCCGGGGGCTTTGATCCGTCGCACGGACCGGGTGTTGGTTGCGACCGGCACGCCGCTTGTGAATGACCCAAGCGACCTATGGCCCCACGTATCCCGTCTGCTACCACAAGTCCTCGTGGAAGCCGACATCGAAACGAAGAACCAATGGATCGAGAAGTTCTGCCATACGCGCCAAACGCCATATGGATTAGTCGTTACCGGCGGCAAAAATTTAGATGAGCTGAAAAGAATTTTAGGCCCGCACGTCTCACGCATCAAAAAAGAAAACGTACTTGATATTCCGGCGTTACATGTAACCGAAATGTGGGTGCCCGCGCGGGACATTGACCTCGACGACGTGCCTGAAGAAGCCCTCGCTGAATTGGAAGCCCTTTTGAAAAAGGGTGACGTAGATCGCCTCGGCGAATTGATGGCACCGCTGGCAACTTTGCGCCGCAGGATAGGACTTGCAAAGGCCGCGCACTGTGCGGACCTCGTTTTGAACGAACTGGAAACCAGCACCGGCAAGACGATTTTGTTTTACCACCACAAAGATGTCGGCGCGGCGCTGGTTGAACAACTCACGGCCCGCAAAGTATTTGCCAATAGCGTTGTGCAATACACGGGCGGCATGGCGCAGGCAAAGCGCGACGCGGTGGTGAAGCAATTTACCCATGACAAAAATTGTCGTGTGCTCGTGGCACAGATCATGGCCGCTGGAACGGGGCTTAATTTGCAGGCGGCTGATCGCGTCATCATTGTTGAGCCCGCATGGACCCCTGCGCTCAATGAGCAAGCTATTTCCCGCGCATATCGCGCCGGTCAGAAAAAACGGGTGTGGGCAAGTTTCGTATGCCTAGAACAGTCAGTTGACGAACGAATAACCAGTGCACTAATACGCAAACAGAGAATAATAACAGGGGCAATCGGATGAATCTCGAAGCGAATATAAAATTTGTTATCGATGCGAAAACTACCAAAGACCTGCACGAGAAATTACGGGATTTAATTTATATCCTCGACGGGCCTGACGATGATTTGCTTGTTGCTAAGACGCTTCGGATTACGCGACGCGACATGGATATGCTTCTTGCCGATTACGCGAATATCGTCCACGGCGGCAATCACTTTGCCATTGAAGAACTTATTCACGAAATAGCTGGCGAGCCGACATTGTACGATGCGCCAATTGATACATGGCCGAAGATTGCCAAAGCGGCGCAAGAAGCCATCCACGACAAAGAAATTGACGACGTATTCGCGGAGATGGCGCGATGAGCGGCCATTCAAGATTTGGCGCGAGTGCCGCGCATCGGTGGATGCGGTGTCCGGGGTCCGTACAGCTTACGTACAAGTTACCCAATCCGTCCAACGCGTTCGCAGAAGAAGGAACGATGCTGCATGAGTATTGTGCGAATATTTTGTTGGGCCTTGAGAATCCGTACGAATTGACTGATGAACAGCTCGACGTAGCAAACACATATATTGAAACAGTCCGCCAAGAGGCGGAAGGCGGCAAGTTGTTTGTCGAACAGAAGTTCAAACTGCCATTCCACCCTGAGTTCTGGGGCACGGCGGATGCTGTAGTCGTTTTTGACAACACCTTAAAGGTAATCGACCTCAAAGCCGGTCGTGGCGTTGCGGTCGAGGCGGACTACGCGGGCAAGATCAATCCGCAGCTTGGTTTCTACGCACTCGGTGCAATGTTCTCGGTCGAAGAACGTCAGTGGGAATCGATTGAAATAATCATCGTGCAACCCCGCCTTGGCGGCGTCAAACGCCGTTTGACGGATATGACGGAATTGGCGGAACTTTCCCGCGAGTTAGTTGAGGCTGCCGAATTGGCGGAAGGTGATGATCCCCCATTTGCGGCGGGAAGCCACTGCAAGTTTTGTTTGGCCCGCGCCACCTGCCCGACGCTACGGGACGAGGTGATGCGTTTAGCAAGGATGGATTTCGATGCAGTCGCCTGAAAGTTTAAGTGCCCAACAAATTTCAGAACTGTTGGGCAAAGCCGACGTGATTGAGACTTGGCTGAAGGCAGTGCGTGCTTACGCGCAAGAGTTAATCGAAGCGGGTGATCATATTCCCGGTTGGAAATTGGTGCCGAAGCGCGGTACTCGGAAATGGAAGGATGAGCGGATCGTGAAACAACGTCTTGCATCGGAAGGTTTGCAGAATTTTGTGGTCGAGGAACTTGCGTCCCCGGCACAAGTCGAAAAGCTGGCGAAGAAGCAGGGCATTCAGTTGGACCTATTCGACCTCATTACTTCGGAAAGCACAGGGGTCAATCTGACCCGTGAAACGGACAAGCAGGCTTCCGCGACTGCATCCGCTAAATCAGACTTCGCGGACTAACAAGGATAAACAGCATGACTATCGAATTAGTATTGGTTTTAGGCATTGCCATGTGGGGCACTGTCGAAGTGATTAAACACACCCTTCCTTCTTATTACGACCGCACACAGAAGGAAGTTACTTCATACGCTCACGAACGCATCGACGCGCTCGAAAAGAAAATCGCTGAAATCGTCGGAGCTGCGAAATGAGCAAGCTCACGATCGGACCGGGCCGTCTTTCGTTTCCCGCAATTTTTCATCCACAGCGCGAGGACATGGGGGGCAAGTACGGCCTCACTATCCTCCTGCCACCTGACTTTGACACCAAGCCGCTTGTGAAAGCGTTGGAAGAAGCCGCTGCCGAAAAGTGGGGGCCGGATAAGGCCAAATGGCCCAAGGGCAATTTCAATGGCCCGAAGCAAGTCATCCGCGATGCGGGGGATAAGGCGCATCTGGCGGGATATGAGGCGGGTTGGAAGTTCATCTCGCTGAAGTCAAAGACGCAGCCGGGATGCGTAAGTGCTTCGCTTGATCCCGTCACAGACGAGAAAGAAGCTTATGCCGGTCGTTGGGTTCGCGTCACGGCACGCGCTTACGCCTACGACAACGTGCTCAAAGGCGTCGGCTTTGGTTTGCAGAACGTGCAGTTGCTAAAGCACGATTCCGCATTCAGCGGCGCAGGCCGTGCGCAGGATGACTTTGACGCCATCGCTGAAGACCTTGGCGCAGCTCCAACGAATAACGATTGGGACGACTGATATCTCCTAGGTCGTTCCGGGGGCGGCAGGTTTTCCTTCCTTTTCCTGCCGCCCCACCTTTTCCTGTGGATAACATTATGCGTTTACATATCGACTTCGAAACCCGCTCAACGGTCAATCTTCCCGCAGCCGGGGTGTACCGCTACGCGGAACATCCGACCACGGAAGTTATTCTCGCCTGCTGGGCGGTGGATGACGGCCCCGTGCAGACATGGTTTGCGTTTCAGGGCGTTTGGACTGATCCATGCCCATGCCC